ATGAAAAAGAATTTTCTCTATTTTACCTTATTTACGGCTATATCAACATCAGCACTGGCTGTAGCTCCTTCAGCTCAATTACAAATCAATGGAGATATAAAACCACCAACTTGTACAATCAATAGTTCTAACAATACAGAAGTTGTCTTTGACTATGGCCGCATATCACCAAGCTTGATACCACAATCTTCAAACTATCAATATGTGGATATGAAACCAGAAACAAGCATCAGTATTGAATGTGATGCTAAAACTTATTTGACGTTTATACCTACTGACACATATGGTGATGTAGATCTTGATTATAATACTAGTTATGATAGTGCTTGGTTTCGCTTAGTTGATAAAGCCAACCCAGATAAAGCAGTTGGGGCTTCATTTTTTAATTGGAAAGATGCAACTGTTGACGGAAAAACGGCTTTTATAAGCCGAGCAACACCTAAAATAGCTGAACTGGGGAAATCTGTCTTAGTTAAAAATAATATTCATGGGTGGACATCAGAGCAACAAGAGAATGTATCCGCCGCATCTCTTAAATTAGTCTCAGGTGAAATCTTTACCACAAAATTCATGCCAGGAAAAACATCTCATACATTTATTCTTTCTCGTGATGAGTTGGCTAAAAAAGCAATAGATATTAGTAATGGACTCGATTTTATTGGTGAGGCCGTATTAACATTCTCTTTCGGTGTTTAAAAAATTTAACAAAACCACTCTCACTATATTAACAAGCTATTAGCTTGTATACATTAAACGGGTAGAGATCTTTTTTATTTCATTCCCCTCCCGTTTATTGTTTTTATTTTTTATGACTCATTCAATTAACCTACTAATTTTATATTTATCATTTTTATTTCGATCTACTGTAACATATAAAAATATAGAAATAGCGATTAAGACAGTATTATCATTGATTACAAAATAAACCTTGCTAACTCAATGAATAAATACCTTGATCCCTCCACCACAAAAACGGTACTATACGGACACTGAGAAACAGTTAAGCACCCTCTCGCAAAATGTTCCCTTAGTTAAATGGATATAACGAGTAAAATATATAACCCACTGTATTTACTACCATAAACAACAGGTGAGCATATCAAAAAGTACACTTTTATGTACACAATATAAAATGCAACCCTCAAAATTACCGTTTTTTACCCATCAATTATCCCACCCTGCTATACTCTCCAAAAACTAACCGGATCTACTATGAATCTCGCAAACCTAACTCAAGAAGAAAAAGACAAAATAAATGTCGATTTAGCCGCAAGTGGTGTCGCATACAAAGAGCGACTCAATATGCCAGTTGTTGCGTCCGAAGTTGAACGACAACAACCAGCACATTTACGAGCGTACTTTAATGAACGTTTAGCGTTTTATCGTGAGAGAGGTGAGAAGTTGCCGGATGCGAATTCGGTGCAGTATTTGAAAATTGAGCAAATTATAAGACTTTATTTATTGATAACGTCATATTGTAAACTCCATCACCGCTCATTCCTCTGATATGAATAGAGCTACCTGATGTGATATACCGAGAAACAGAAGTACTGATATTAGAATATGACGCCCCAGAATCAGGTCTATTTATTGACGTTAAACTTGATGAGATGATAGCACCATTTAGAAGAATATCTATCCTAGCGCCACGGTGATACTCTGATTTAACATTTGATAATGTTGCAGACAGTGAAATATTATACACACCATCATTTGGAATTATTATTTTACCTTCGTCGTAATCAAACAAAACATTGCTATCAACGAGATTATCACTAGATAATTGTATATTTTTGTAAGAGGGCCCAGATATATCAATATTCTTTGTCTCTCTCCACGAACCAAATGGTGACTGCATCCATTTTCTGTATGGAGAGTTGGATGGTTTTTGAATATCAGATAAAGACAAACCAGCGTGAGTATCAAAGTTGATATCTTTAATGACAGCAGTTGGGTACGTTGGTTCACCATTAAACCTAGGAGTTACACCAAATCCTATTTTTGCTATTTTAGGTTCATACCAATCACAACAATCAAATTTACCTGATATTCTAACGTTATTGTTTGTGGTAGCTCCGATCGTCATTGCGTAATCACACAAATTTGCATGAAATAAAACATTACTTATATTGATGCTTCTCTGACTGTATCGCCCAAAATTAACAGCAAGACAAACGCTACCAGATGCAGGAGTTCCGAAGTTCTCAAAGTAAATGTATCCATCTAAGCTAACTCCACCTTCAAATCGCACTCCCACCTTCGTGCCGGTATTCATATTTATACCGATGTTACGAAGTGAACTTCTCGCCGCGTCCTCTCCTAAATCTATATGTATTGTATTATAAGAACCAAAATAGTTTTCAATAGAGCTTGAGTTGAAGTCATTCAACTTAAACACCCAATAATTATTATTTGCTCTGATGTTTGACATGTTAAGGAAATATGAATAATCGTTAATCATAGCATACTGTAATCCTGCAAATGATATGTTATCTAAATAACCTCCAGCCGTTCCATTGAACGCTACACCAGCATTATCTAGAATAGATTTATCATTAATGTCAGCGCCGTACCTACCCATCAACATCAAGTTTTTGCAATATAAGAAAACGCGTGATATAACACCATCGCCACAAATGAAACTCCCTCCCTTGAATTGTATATATGGCCCATTAAATTCAAATCTTTCCTTATAACCAAATGGGAATGCCGGCGAGTTTCCAATTATTTTCGCGACAAGCGGTAACTGTATATTTCTAGTTATTATCCACGGCTTATCGTAAGAAGTGTCAGGGACGATTACTGTTTTACCTGTCTTAAATGCTAGCTCAAACGCGTCAGAGCAATCTTGACCAGCAATAGCACCAAAATCAGTTATTTTCACCTGACCAAGTTTAAGGATTTCCAGCTCATCTTGAACGTTATTACCATCGTGAGTGCCAATTAGTGAGGCGCCGATAGGTGATAATAACTCCTGTCTCAGTTGATCAGGATCATACTTTAATACGTTAGGGTGATAGTGTTGTTGTGCTCCATAACTATCATAAACAGCCATACTATGACCTTCCACAGTCACAAACTTAGCAATTTGTCCGTTATAAACGGGGAATCCAGCCTGATTGATAATTAATGGCTGAGGCACAGGAATATGAGAACCATCTTCATTTTCTAAATAAACCTGAATTTGGTTTTCTGGTAATGTTGGATCTGTATCAATTTTACCAATAAAAATCTTACCATTACTCGCCGCTTGGAATTTCCTTGCGAGAGTGAATAATTGTGATGGCATTGACACGACGACATTAGGGATAATATCTGACATTGCTTTCTCCAAGCGTGAGTAGTCACGGCAATAGTATCACCGTGGTCTTATTGTAAATAAATACAGTAGGTTATATTATGTTTGTCCACCAAAAAATAGGGTGAGACAAATGGCAAGAGAAGACACGCAGTTCAATCTACGGCTTACTGCTGAGACAAAAGAGAAGCTAAAACAAAGAGCAAAGATGAATGGTAGGTCTTTGAACTCTGAGCTTGTTCACATAATTGACATTTATTTATCAACTCCTTCTTCAGTTATTGGTTATAGAAGCAATGCTGAAAAACTAGCAGATCATCAAGCAGAAGAAGTTAAAAAGATGGTGTTCGATACATTAGTTAAGCTATATAATGATAAAAAATAAACAATTGTGAGGTAATGATGAAAAAATTAATTATCTTCTCATTCTTTCTACTAACTGGATGCGCAAAAGTTAGTGATTATCAAGCAAAATGTGAAATGCAAAGTGACCAACTTTCTGTTGTTGCTGACTGCTTAAATAAATCAGTCTTATCAGACTCAAGGATGAGTGATTCTCCACTAACAAAAATGTATGTCCTTGCTGCTAAGTACCTTGGAGAAAAAGTTGATGCAGGAGAAATTAGCGACTCTCAAGCAAGATTAGAATTGCAAAACTTTTATATGAAGCTACAAGCACAAGAAAATTACAATTCAATGGTTCAATCTCAAGCTATACAGCAAGGGTTATTGAATTACCAAACTATGCAGACCATGCAAGCACTAGAAAATAAGGCTAACAGACCAGTCCCTTACTACCCACCAGTACAGCAACATGGAAACGTATCAACCAATTGTTATAAACTTGGTAATAACGTTCAATGTAATAGCTCATATTAAAGAAGGGCTATTGCCCTTCCTTTTATTTCCTAGCCTCAGATTGCACACCAGCACTTAAACTTTGTGAGATTGTAGAGACTGCCTTTTCGAACTTACTTGTTCCCGCTGGAGTTCCTGCTAGTCTCATCACCGCCTCTCTAACTGGTTTACTTTCATAAATGCGAGCTAGTGCACCATAAGTTCCAGCGCCAATTGCGGTTGATGGTTTTATGGCTGCGCCTAGGCCAAGTATGAACGGAATTGCTTGCTGACCAGTCGGCGTTGTGACACCAGCTTTTGCGGCTTGTTTTGTTGCTTCTAAATACTTCTTCAAGCCATTTATATAAATAGCATCTTGACCTCTAAATGCTATCCCTGTTTGGTTTGACATAATATTTAGTTGCCTCAAAAACTGATCGGGAGAGTCACCAGCTTTCTCAATTGCTTTACCAATAATGGCATTCCTCATCTGAGCGCGCCCACGAGTGTCAACTGAGTTATATAAACTCCTAATTTCAGATCTATTTTTGCTAAATAAAATATTGTTAACCACTTCTGGCGTTAAATCACCTTTGGTTAAGATGTTCTTCAATCGAGTATTTAATATCTTATTTGCTTCTTCTGCATAGATAGCATTGGCTTGGTTATATTTACGTAAAGCATCAGCGCCTAAGTTTGTTGATATTGCATCACTAGCATCATCAGACATGGCTTTATAAACTCTATTTATCGCAGCGTCAGAGCGATTAGGCATAGCCATTCTCTCACCCTTAACGTCTTGTCTAAATTGAGTCCTTAAGTCTCTTAGTTGAGAAATATCAACGTTACCAGATGCAAGCTCATTCCTATAAGACTGCAATTTTGAGATGGTCTGTGTATCAGCAACCTCACCAAGTTTAGACAGTTTTGCTATTTCGCTATCAATCTGATTTATTGCTCGGTTAGGTGTGATAGGCACACCAGATAACGCATTCTGTATTGACTCTAACCTTTCACCGGCCGCCTGTTTTATTGTTGATGTTTTTCGCTTTAAACTCTCAACAACTTGGCTAGGATCGTACTCTCCAAACCTGTCTGCGAAATCTCGAACAAGTTTACTCCTCGCCTCTTGTTGATTTGAACGCAAACCTGCCGTACCAGCAAAAGGAATATTTTCAGCGGCCCCTTGAGCTAACCTTCCAGTTTTTGATTGTGGAGGTACAACGTCAGTCGTGTATAGAGGTACATTGTTCTGCTTAGCAAATTCAGACAGTTCAGACGCTTCTTGAGTTGGCTTACTGGTTGCTACCCGATAACCACTATTAACAAGCTTCTCTGCCGCTTTAAATCCACCTCCAAGTCCTGCTGATAATGCTGTTTGCAATGGATTAATATCACCACCACCTGCCATATTAACAGACGATTGTAGAGCTAAATCTGTACCTGCTGATTTTGCAGTAGCGCCTAATACAGTTGATGCTCTTCCCGCTGGAGTAAATGCGGCCGCGTTCGCGATAAATGGCATGATATCTTCAGCTGATAGACCAGGCTTATTTAATGCATATCGGCCAGATGGTAAGTCAACTAACAGGTTCCCCTTTTCATCTTGAGATACTTTACCTCCCATATTACCTATCACTTTTACAAAGTCGTTGTCGTTGCCGAACATTTGCACCCAAGCCGCTTTCATTGCGTCAGTATTAAATGCATTCATTTCTGGCGAAGACATGATCCCTTCTAGCCCTTGGACTTCAGGAGTCATCTTGCTTTCACCAGTAAAAGCATCTATCACATTTTCACGGAAACCTTTAGCATCATCAGACGATTTCTGTAAACCTTGAGATAAATTCTGATTGGTTTGTTTCATGCCAGCAATATAGCTGTTTTCTGGCTGTGCTTCTTGTTCTTGCTGAGTTTGAGGAAGCGGATATGCCTTATAAAACTGTTGCTTTGCATTCTCTATATCATTACCAACATTAGGAGCAACCACATCATTAAAATATTGCTCTTGCGCTTCTGCTTTTTGTTCGCTAGATAGTGATTGGTACTGAGGTGATGCGATCACCTCTTTCCATGGTTTAGCCATTAATCACCCCATAATGAAGAATATCCGCTTTGGTTACTACTAGCCGGTTGCTGTGTTGCTTGCTTACTTGATGGTGCACCTAGATTGGCGTTATTCCTTGCGTTGTAATCTTGCGTGTATTTATTAATAATCTTGATAGAGTTTCTTAATGCTTGTGGTGTTGAAAAATCAAGCTGAGGCATAGATTGGAAATACATCTTAGCTTCATCAACAGTATTAATACCACTAGCCCCCATAGCTCTTGCTGCGCCAATACCTTGGTTTTGCATGTATCCTTGTATTCTTTGAGCCGAATTATATAAAGGTCTAGCGTCCTTGTTTAATGTCCTCGTTCCAATATCAGCTGTTAGAGGGTTAGAGCCTGTACCGCCTGTAATTCCTGTTATTGCATTCAACTGATCATCTGTAGCATTGGCTAACATGGATAAGTCGTCATTCATTAAGTTCTTACCTGCATTACCAGAAGGATCGGAAGCAGATGATAAAGCATTGACAGGAATGGTTACTACATTACCGTTAGCGTCGAAACCCTTGTAATACTTAGAGTCTCCTGCGCCTTGAGCTTTAGGGTCAATCATTACAGTTTGGCCATTGGATAACTGAGCCTGTTGTAATTCACTCTCTCCCCTGCCTTTTAACGCTAAAAACTGCTTACGTTGCTCAGGGGTAAGAGATGCCATGTACTCGTACTCTTGCACAGATGCAGGCTTACTTCCTGAAGAGTTAGCTGACCTAATAGAGTTTTGAGCGGAGATATTTTGCCCTCTAATTTGTATTTGATGACCTTCTCGTGTCAACGCTTCACTGGCTTGATTACTACGCACTGTCTCGGAAAGTTTATCTCTATCAATAGATCGACCTTCGATTTTATCCTGAATATCAAAATACTTATCAGGGCCTAATGCCGACATGCCGATATGGTCAGCTAACTCTATAGCCCCTTTGGGGTTTTCATTTGCCATTGCCAGAGCCTGCTGAGGGTCAATACCTAATCGTCTTAACTCATCAGCGTTTTTACGGATGTAATCAGTAGCATTACCACTATTAATAGCCATCCGGTAGCCAGATGCTATGTTTCCTAAAGATTCCCTGACGTCCTCTGATATTCCCTGCATGCCTGAGGTTATTTTCTCAGCCTGATCTGGATATATGGCCATCAACTGCCTCATAGCGTCTCTATCTCCAGATGCGTACGCCTGACCCCACAAAGATTGGAATTCCTTATCTCTCTCCTGAGCTTGCTGCTGCTTGTACATTTCACCAAGTCCACCAAGCCCTTGGGCTAACTGCAACCCGATATTATTAGCTCCAGACCTTTGTAGGTCATTATTTTCTCGGATCATAGCAAGAGTTGCGTTTGCGTCACTTGCTTTAGGGGCGTTAGTATTATTTAAACCAATACCGCCAAGAAATCCCCCTGATCCCTGCTGGTTCCATGTAGCCATATCATCACCTTAAAATAATGAACCAAGAACACCAAGACCACCACCTATCGCCGTTCCTATTCCGGGGCCTCCAAACATTGTTCCTATCTGAGCACCTGCCATAGCACCACCTAATCCACCCATAATCCCTTGTTGCATAGATGAAGGGCGGTTAGCCATAGCCGCTTGAGCTGCTGCATTCTGTTGTAGTAACTGACCTGTATTATTGGCGTAACTCTGACCTGCGTTTGCCTGACCTTGCAATGCACCTAGACCAATATTCGCCAAATTCTGATAGTTGTTCATTTGGTCAGAAAGCCAACTTTGCCCTAACATTGGCGCAATAGAAGCGAGTTGATTGCTTGTCGCAGTGGAACCAAGTCCCCCCATAGCTTCTGCACCTGCTAACTGCTGGTATCTGGCTTGGTTTGCTAAATCATTAAACTGTTGAGAATTGTAGTATTGGTTTAGTGCGTTCCCTTGCCCCTCTAATGTTGACAGATTTTGCATTTGTCCAACGTACTGTTGCGCCATAGGTGTAAAAGGAGCCAAGTTATTCATGGTTGTCTGCCATATTTCACGCTGTAACGCTGTAGCTTCACGAGTCGCATCAGCTTGAGCACCTGCACCACCGTCACCGCCCCCTTTCATATATCCATGCATGGGTAGCAGTGAATTTCTGAATTTCTCTGAAATAATCAGCATTTTAATAACTCCTCGTACTGTTCGCGTTTTAGTTGATAAATGGTGACACCTACCGGTTTACCATTACTGATGTACGCATCATCTAAATGACCGACACGTGTAGCACCAAGCATTTTCACAATAACGCGACCATATTTTGTGGTATCAGGAACCATAGTTACTGAGTTAGTGAATTGACTATTTTCCAGTAACCACTTGCAGAATAATTTGTGTGCATCAAAGGCGTACTTACCACGGAAACCAGCATCAAAGATGGCGTGGCACTCAACGACTGTATGCCAGAAGTTACGCACCTCGAAAACACCAACCAACAGAACTCCTTCATAAATACCTAAGTAAAGCGCATCAGGTTTAATGAAATACTGATCATTACTATCAACGATATTTCCCGTGTTCGACTTATCATTTAAAAACTCAGATAGCCGAATAGGGTTATCAATAATTTTAATTTCCATTAGTCTATTAATCCGTGTGTTCGGAGCGCATCTTCAAGCGCCTTGATTCTCTGTCTAGCCTCAATTAACCCATTTGCTAGGGTTTGCATTTCTGACTGCGTGTAATCAGAACTGAATGAGTATGATTGATTAGCGTTAAACGAACCCTTAAATGCCGTACCCGTTGCTGATGTAAAGCCAGTAACACGAGAGCCAACAACTTTAGTTCCGTTTACTGAGTAGGATGTTGAAACATCGATGGGCGATAAAAGCTTTTGTTTTTCTGTTTTACTGAGAGAAACGTAATCAACTTTGATTTCAGATATTTGACCATCGAGGTCTTGTATCTTTATTTTCAGCCCATCAACGTCCTGCTCAACGTTAAGAACTCTTACCTCTAACTTAGACAAATCCTCTTCTGCTTTTGTGATTCTCTCTTCATGATTTGCTAGCTGAATACCATGCTCAACAATTGTTTGTTCGGCTTCACCAAGTCTTTCCTCATGATCTTCAAGAACAACATCTTGCTCATCATTCCTCTTTTGAGCATCAAAAGCCTCAGCGCCAGCCTCATTTGCACGACCAGCTACCTTTACCATATCATCAGCACCACTTAACACTATGCGTCGATAGGTTTCGCTAAAGTTATCAGGAAGGATGTTTGGAACAATATAAGAGGCCTGAATTTCTATGGGGTTAGAAAGGTTTTTATTTGCCATTATTCAACCCTCATCGATAGATCGCTCAGTGTCACAGGTGACTTAGTGATAACGCGAACCTTAAATCCTATATTCTTCCTCACTCTTCCTACTCTTCGCCACAAAACACGGCGGTCATATTGGAATGGTGAGTTCTGTTCAATCATTTGCTCTCGACCAAAGTTAATGCCATCAGTCGTTGCAGATAGGAATAACTTATCAGCAATCTGAGCAACGCCTGTTGATGCTTCAAGCTCTAAATCGAACACCCTTGCGTTATCTGCTTTAGCCATAGGAGTATATAAAATATGCTCTACTTGCTTGTCATACTGAGATGACTTATTGAAGGCAAGATTACCAATAACTCCCTCATTCTTATCCGCGACAGTGATCTGATTACCTTCGTACATAAAATCAATTGCACGATATGTCTCTTCATACAATCCAGACTTTAGAATGCACCACTGCGGATATTGCTGACTGCCCGCTGCATCAAAGCAAAGCGTGTGACGCTGTAAGTGAACAATGAGTAACTCATGACCATCAAATCGAATAGACTCAAGAACCGCATGTGATAACTCGTCTGACGTATAGCTACGAATGATCTTATCAATACTTGCGGTAGATATTTGACTAGCAGAACCAGAACCCAAAACATAAACAGATGGCGCTCCGTTTGCAGGGTTGCTGATAAATGCAAATGATTCACCAAACTTACACTTAGCATCACGACCAGCAATACCTGTCTGAACCATATAAGATGGTTGCGGCGCATATATTACTTGTGACGCACTCGTTGAACCTGTAATGGTAAAATATTCGATGGTTGACGAACCAAAACAAAGCACCATGTCACGCCAAGAATCGACAGCAATGATGCCGTCGGGTTGAGATTCAGCGGTGTAAAATGGACGATAACGATCAGGCTTAGACTCATCTTCTAAGTCAGTAACACCGAACCTTTCACCGCCTTTCTGTAACCAGATGTAGCGACCTCGGTTGCGAGCAACATCAACAACATCACCTAATTCGTATTGAGGGTATCTTTCAACTACTTCTAACACTTCTTGTGTCATTACAAATTCAGTAACGTCTTTGGCTGTTTGTTCGCTAGATTTAGCAAGGTTCATTTTATACGTGACTGTAATTTTACCGCCTGCACGCTTAATGCCTTCTACCAGAACGTCGGTAAGATAAGGTTTCTCGTCATCTTCCTGCTGAGATAATTTAACGCCCACGATTTGCTCAGTAATAAGCATCTCATTGCCGGTTTTACCATCAGAAGTTTTAGGCGTGATTTTTAACGTTAAGAACCCATCTAGATCACTCTTTGTGAGCGGTACAAAATCATCATTACCGTCTTTGTGAGTCCATTTTTTAACGTCGCGTTTATAGCCTTCGGTAATTACCTTCTCCTCAGGCCAGTTAGATAACTCTTTGACCTCACCGTCATAGCGATAGAGTTTTAACTTACCTCCTGATGCTACTGCTTGACTGTAACCAGAATGCGCCATAGTCACCCTGTCTTTACCTTGAATGTCAGCAATGGCATTCTGCCCACGATAAAGCTTATTACCACACACACGATAGGCCGTGTTGTTTTTCGTGTTGTACTGAACACCACGAGATACACCATCAACACTATGACGTTTTTCTAATGCAGGAAACGAACGCAAATAACCGGACGCATTCAATACCTCTTTCGGTGTGGCCAACATGTTAACTGGCAGACCATCGATGTAATCTGCCGTGTTCGGGTCTTTTCGCAAACCTCTAGCAAGAGGGATCTGAATCCTTGGCATGTGGTTTTCTCCTGTGGAAGTATCGTTGACCAGTCATCGTTAATAAGCGATTACCTGAGCCAATAGGGAAACCATCTGGATGATGAGATCTGGCATTTTTAGCTCTCTTTAAAGCGCAACTACGCATGAGTCTTTCTTTCCCATATCTAGCCGTGGTAATAACTTTATCGAGTGGGATAATTTGATAGTCTGGAGCGATACGAGTAGCTAGGTTATAGATGACGGCGTTGATGGCTTGCTTACTTAATCCGTGTTCATCACCTTGATCGATAGGAGTGTCTTCATCAGCGAACTTATAGCCAGTATGAATTCCTGCACCATCTTCAAACCATTCGTACATCATTGACTCTAAATCAACCACGCCATCTTCTAATGACTGAGGCTCGATATCAGTTAATGTAGCATCGGAAGCAACGCCTAATTTACGTAACGCCGCTACAACTAACTCACCCTTCGTTGTGATCTGCATCTTTCACCACCTTTTTCTTGGTAGCGGGTTTCTTTTCTGGTTCTGGTAGTTCCTGTGTATCATTTGGGTTTTTATGCCAACCATCACTGAGATAGTTTTCCACCTCATCATCTGGAACTGTAATAATTTGAAGGTTCATACCCCAAATTTTCACATCACCATTAGCTTTATAAAGCATCGTTTTCATTGTCATCTCCAATAAAAAAAGGGAGCCGAAGCTCCCGAATAACAACGAGGGTTTATTTTTGACCTGTCAGCCCAACACCAACTGCTTCAGGTCGTTTGGTACATGCAGAATACCAAACAGCAATACGGCATTTGCCTTCCAGTGTTGAGATATCACCCTGATATGCAACAACACCATTTAAACCAACAGAAGGAATGTTAAATGCCTCTGTCTTCATGCCACTAAACAGCGCATGGTTAAGCGGGATAGGTTGGGATAGCAGAGTAATTGAATCATCAGCCCAGAAGATGTTTGTCTTAGACGTTTTCACGTTAAGGACATTAATTGCCGCGCCATTTGCAAGAGATGTATTCACGTTGGCATATGCGCGCTGTTCTGGTTTTAAATCTGCATCATCTAGCGCAATAGGCTTAGGCATAATGGTAATGTTGTTACCATCAACACCAACTACCGCAAACGTAGCGTCTTGTGTCAGTAAGTCTTTCGCCATTTGCGAGATGAACTTAACACCAGCAAAACTGATCTTATCACCGCGCTTAAATGCTGAGCCGTCACTAACTTTAACTACTGCTGTGCGGTTATCAACGTTCTCACGGTTTCCGTCAACATCCTCCTTCCATGCTTCAGGTTTAAACTTCTGCGCTCCATCAACTGTAACACCAGTTGCTGTTCCAGCGGTTAGAGTTGGAAGTTTAGGTGAGCGAAGAACATCTTCAAAACCTGCAACTTGCTTTTGAATGGTTCCAGATTTATACGCTTCCTCTTGAATTCGTCCATATAAATCTTTACCCACCAAGTTATAACCAGCTTTGAGATAATCATCAGGGTTAAAGAAGTAACTCAACCCTTCATTGCGGTTTAACTCACGAGAGAAGATAAGAGATTCAGCCTGAGATACAAAACCCCAAGAATCTGCTCCATTAGATAAATCACCTGCATCAGCAATAACCAGTGAGGCAGTTTCAGCCGCCTGTTTAGCAATGGATGTTTCGACGTTATTTGCCAGCTTAAGGCCTGATGCGCGGATACGACGACGTATAGATGTCTCATCTCGCACATCATCGGCACGCAAACCAAAGAAGTCATTATCTGGAACACCCATGTTACATTTGACAGAGAGCTCCAAGATGCCTGTCGCTTTATCTGTTAAATCCCAACCAGGCTGAGTCGGTGCTTCTTGCTCTACTGGCATCCAGATAGTGTTTTGTGAGCGTTGCATATCACCGGCTGGAGGGGTGTATTTACCTACCCGCTGAGCCATTGGACAGTTATTTTCGATAGTATTTACTACTTCATCCACCATATAGGTGATAATTTGACCTTCGTTTAAAGCCATTATTTTATTCCTTGTAATTTAGCCTTGATTGCGCGGTACTTTTGAACATCACCTTTACTTGCTGCATCATCCATTTGCTTTTGTAATGCCGCGACATTTGCCGCTGTAACATCACCGCTAATAGGTTCGTCAGCGGGTGGTGCAGATGAACGTTGTGTGCCGCGAGGCTTGAGAGTTAAACGATCAGCTAATCGAGTGAGTTCGATAGTGACTTGAACTGGGTTTTTGCTAAATAAATCTTTGGCTTTTTCTGGGTTTGCACCTAGGTAGTAAATGATAGCGGCTGATTTTTCGGGAAAGTTCTGCGCAATACCCTCATAAACACCTTGAGGTAATACTTGCAACGCTGAATCTTCCTTTTCCTGATAGTCAGGCAAGTTTAACTTCTCAGCCGCATCATAATGAGCCTTGATTGCATTAGCGATTTGTTGACCTTGCTGTGTGTATTCCTGAGTTTTACGACCCTGATCCGCCACAGCTTTACTTCTTGCGTCCAAAGCCTTGTTTTGCCATTTCAGCAACTCAGCCTGAAACGCAGCGTTAGCCTTATGAGTGTCATAGTCATATTTACTGAGTGCCTCATCAGATAAAAAATCATCCAGTTTAGGCATTTCTGGTAGCTCAGGATTTACCCGCAAGTCTTCAGGAAGTTCGCCATTTTCAATTGCTGCTATCTGTTGCTCAATTTCTCGCTGACGTTTACGAGCGATGCGTTTCGCTGCTTGGATAGCATTATTGCTTGGTTTTCCTTCCTGTGGTTTCTCATCGTCTTTCAGGGCAATCTCGAAGCCTTCCTCCTGTCCTGCTGCTGAGTTGGCATTTTCAGCAGACTGACTTTCTACGGATGCCGCCGCCTGATCGTCGGACAGGTTTAATTCTTCAGAGTTATTCTGAATTTCGGTGGTTGTACTCATGATATTTAACTCTCTTACATGGATTGAGGATTATTCTCGACGTTATTGTCGGTAGGAATGTTTTGTTGTTGCTGCTGTGCAACCTCGTTCAGAAGTTTAATTGCTTGCATCACTGCGCCTTGCTTCAAGTCCTCAGCCTTAGCTAAGGTCAATGTAGTGTTGGCCTGTGATTCAAGCGCATTATTCTGAGCGGTAAATGCTTTGATTTGTGTTTCAGCCATGCGATTCTGTGCGTTAACCAGTTCGGCTTCAGCTTTCTTCTGCTCGGCTTGTGCTGCTACCATCATTGGATCTTGATTGCTTTGCGCTGCCTGTTGAGCTTCCATCAACCATTGTTGTTCTTCCTCGGTCTCTGGTTTCTTCAAGCCATTAATAATCAATTCCTTGTTGGCGTAATCTCTGATGTATTCAACACCTTTACCCTCCATCATATTTGCATATGTCAGCATCATTACGTTCCACATTGGATGCTCCACTGGAACCTTGGTGATAAGCTCGCCTATCTCAGCCCTAGCAGCATCTTTTTGTGATTGGAAAGATGGTCCTACATCAGTAAATGTTTCGTACTTGCCTCGGATATCATTGCGAACAATCATCTCACCTTTGCGGAAGTCTAACTCTTCCTGCATTAGCTCAACCTGATTCTCACCCCCATCTTCAGCAGTTGTTGTTACTGTTCGATTGGTGTCGTATATCTCAGCTGCGATTGATGCGTAAATTTCACCATCACGGCGCATTGCGATAGCTAAGTTATCCTGAAACACGTATGTCTCTAGGTCGATGCGACTATTTAGTTGATTGACGGTATCGAACGCCACCTGACCATTGGCCGCATCAGTATCGACACCGACACGAGCGGTTGATTTAGCTGCTTCCGTTGCCACTTCTAGTAGTAATGCATCAGCCTGTGAAACCTCGGCATTCTCCATATAAGCAACGGGTGAAGGAGGTAGGTCATTATTATTTTCATCAGTACGGTTGAGTAGATAGTAAGGGTAATCGTCCTCACCGCTAAACATGTGTTCATACCCTGCTATCTGCTCAGGGAAAAAGAAAGGTTTCTTCTTAGGTGACTTAGCAGCGGTATCGGCAGACTTGGATAAGATAAAGTTACGCAACCTTTGGGCGTCTTTAGATAACCTTACAACCCCCTCATACAGTTCGTTATCATCAAAGAATGACCACTCACCATACACAGGCACAATTGGAATATGCTCGCCAGCTATCGGCATTCTATCTTTCAAAATACCAGTGCTAGTGATGATTGACTTATAGACTCTGCGCTTCTTAACTTTACGCTCACCTACTTTTTCATAACCAGCATTAGCCAGCTCATCAATCTTTTCTTTTGCTTCCTTTGCTGAATAAGTTTGAAGGTCATTAGTTAGTGGATCACGATAGACAAATACTAACTCTTTCTTTTCCTCTACCTCATAATACTCAGCAATATGAATTGTTTTTCCACTCGACCAAGTGAACAATAAATCATTGTTAGGTGATTGGAATGATGGCTGAATTTCAGGGTCTAACCCGTACTGCTCAGCGAATGCCTCCCATCCATCAATATTCATCGCGTGAATGATGGTGCAATTCTTAGCGTCAGACTTATCCATTGCCTTGGCGTTACAGTCCCAGATAACGTGAGTACAAGACTCATGCATTGGAACGCGTCGGATAATCTGATTATTGCTAGTTGGGTTATCGTCCTCATATTCAGTGACTAGTCGCCAAGCACCGTAACCACATTCGATTTGTTCTCTTACTGCCACGTTAACGGCAATCTTTGAGCTATTGTTTCGCATGTCAGTTCGATACATGCCCATAAGAATATCAGCGGCATCGGCTGGAGCGTTATCCTTCGGTCGATACTGAACCTCAATAGGATTCTTGCGCATCTCAGCAACAAGCTTACGAACCATTGGGCGCACTACATCAAACTGACCTCGGTATTGCAATGTGACGTAGCTTTCAAGCCAATCATCCCACTGACTAACGCGACTAAAGAATAAATCGTTTCTCGCCTCCGTTCTGGCATTTTCAGATGCAGAGTAATCGAGGTCGAATTTGCGAAGTATTTTCTCAAGCCGCTCGTTTCTATCGACCATCTCTATCTCCTAATAGGTCTAATTGGGGCGGGAATTCTCTTTTCTTTAGGCTTTTTGATATCACGCAACTGCTTAGCGAAGCGCCTCATCATGTAGGCATAGCGAACAGCATCAAGCACATCATCGTTTGTTTTGACTATCTTCCCGTTTTCGTCACGGTGATATAGTCTGAACTCTTCAAAGAATGGCTCACAGGTATTAAATACTCTAAATCTGTTATCAAGCATCAGATCACGTAATTCATTAATACCGGACTCTACTGAGTTGCCACCCTCTGCAAATGTTGCGTGCTCCTTCAGCATTAAGAAGCCAGCATCCGCATACTGAGTTTTTAGTTGCTCACCACCGCCTTTCTCGTGCTGATGACCATCATGAGGCCATGCTACAGGAACTTTATTAGCCCATGACTTAACAGCACCCCACGCTTGAACTGCTGTGTTTTCCGACTTTTTCCACACTCTAGCAAGATAAAAAACATCCTCATCTTTATCCCACCATAACTGGATATGAGCCTGCGGGTGATTCCAGCCGAAATCCTGACCATCGATAATGTAAAAGTGATCAGGGCATTCGAAAGGCTGGCACTTAATAGACTCTTCGGGTATTTGGTAAATTCGACCGCTACCCATTGTTGGAATACCACGAGCACGAGCCTCCCTTTCATGTTCAGGATATGAAGCAACAATCCGTTCTTTCTCTTCCTCGGTGTAGTGATCAGCATCATAGATAGTCATGTTGACTACCTTCTGTGCCTTACTCGGGTTCTTTAGAAATTTTGTTACGACATCAGACATACCCATCAGCGGGGTGAATGTTAGGATAGAGAACTGACCATATTTGTTGGTTCTAGTTAAACCCTCGCTATAAATACTGTATGGCGGCTCCTCATCGAACCACACCCCATGAACAGAATCACCTTGCCATCGTGCTCGACCTTGAGAATATGGCTTGAAGTAGCATATGGACATACCATCTTCAATCCCATCTTCCGTGTGATGTCTAACAAGAAGGTGGTCGACTAAGTTCGGGAAGAAAGGCGACTTCTTCCAGCTAATAATGTCCTCTTTCGGGATTGCTCCATAACCAGGATCATCATTCTCTTCGATGCGACCACATAGAATGCGCTGCGTCGTCTTCGTAACTGTCTCATTAGTCTCGCCACCAACCCAGAATATAACTGGCTCATAGAATCTCTTCCCTTCCCATTCTTTTCCATACAGCCCATCATCTGGATAACCTTTTGTTCCTGGGTAGCGACCAGTAAGATGAAAAGCAACTTCGGCTCCACCAGTGAATGATTTGCCTAGTTGGTTTCCAGCCATAAAGCAGCGCTCAGGGTAATCATTCCCAGAGTCAATAAATTCTCTTTGCTTGTCATAGGGAGAGTATTCAAATAAGCGGTGCGTTTTCCTGTACTCTTCCTCTTCTTCCAATAACTCAAGCAATTCGTATTGTTCGTCGTCGCTCAGGTTATCAAGTATCTGATCCAGATTTTCCACGGTTGAATAACTCCTTAATTCGAGAGCGTCGCTTGTCACGGTCTCCCTTATCTGGAGTTACATCCTCGACCTCTTGTCTGTCTTTGAGACCTAAATCACGAGCAATAATATTTGCATTCAGCAAGTCAGCGGCTGCGCCTGAGAATTTCTGATCGTAGATAACTTTCTCAGCTCGCGTAGTGACCTCGATAAAATCTTCTCTGGCTCGATACAGTCGCCATGTGTCCTCATGTATATCCAAGAACAAGCAAAGACCTGATAGCGTCATAGCTCGCATTTTAGGCAATGTTTCTTTAGTCACTGCCCCTTGGAATGCAAACGCCTTGGTTTCATACAGGGGGTTATCCTCAACCCACTCGAAGTATTCGCAACAAGCGTTCCATAAATCATCAGGAGACTCGAATATGGGTTTTCTTCCGTGACTACTTCTAGCCTCCCAGAATCTATTTCCTTTTGGTGCTGCCATATATCCACCTAATCATTAGCACTAATTTTGTAATAAAACTTATTTATCTCATTACTAATCCAACCAGTTAGATACGCCAACGCCTCATGATTTTCATAGTCTACTTTAATACCAACTATTTCTAACACCTTCCATGCTGCATGCACTGACTCATGAGATACAACATCAGCATTAAAACAATCGACATCTTTAAAGCTAATGAGGATTATCATCTCGCCAGTTTTTGTATTTTCAATCTGAACAACCTGCCCCATATTTGATGGGGTATGTATGCCCGAACCATAGATACTGCCTGCAACATCCTCAGTAGCGCAGATATGAATATTAAGTCCGTATATGGGGACTTTTACTTTTTTATGTAATTTCATATATCCCCCTTTAATTAATTATCCAGCCCACTCGTAAATGAGCTGTGTAATTAACTCCTATGTGAATAGGTCTAGTGCTTCTTGAGCTTCTCGCGCCGCTTTCTGTGATCGTGATACAAACTCACTTTCAGTCTGGCACTGCTTATATGCGTCTTTGAATAACTCAAATTTGAGAGCGTCATCTTTTACGAACTCAATAGCCGCTTGAGCCGCCGCAGTATCATTGCCAACTAACCGTAATAGTTCTAAGCGCATTTGATTCTGTGCTGTAATTTCTGTCATTTGATGTTCCTGTGTTAAGTTAATCGCAACCATCATCACGTATCGCTACGTTACTTTGGTCACTTACGGCTTACCCGTCAGCAAGAAGGATCACCTCCTGCTACCTTGTCGGGGTTATTCTTCAGATAACTTTTGCTTTAACAAATAACCTTCAAGCATCCAGATTTTGTTAACTGCATTTTCGCGTGCAATTTTGCGGCCAATTTCTGCATCGAAGTTTTCAGGACTTGCACAAGCTGACTCACCAGTAACAGTGAAACCATTCTTCAGGATTAGAACGCAGAACGTTAATACATCCAGTTGAGATGGCGGATTAATGACGCGATCTGACTCGCTTAATTTATTGAATTCATCACTTACCGATAACGCACCAGCAAACCCATCGGCAGCGGTAAAGTAATATTCACTAGCAATTACGCCTTCAATGTGGTCTGGCGTGATACGCGCGGCAGTTTTACCTTTAGCTTGAATCTCTTTCTCAATATCTTTATCTGTCATTTTATTTCTCGCTGTTTTATTTCTTAGGAATGCTTTTATCCAACTCTTCACGGAATTTAACTGGATTATCTGAACCTTCTACTGCCATGATATTTCTCCATAAAAAAAGCCCCGCTATTGTGAGGCTCGCTGTTGTTCAATTTCCCGTATTGCTTTCTTCTTGGTTTTTTAGTAAATCTTTTTCTATCTTCCCGTTTATTTCCGCCTTAATCATAGCCCCAACAGCAAAAAAAGATGCTAATACAAACCATCCAGAATAAGCGGCAAATATGACATAGATTGAGCTCAGAACCGCATCATATGCTCGCCACACGAAGTGTTGATGTGTGTAATGTTTAGCTATTTCGTCTTTCCCTACAAAACCGCCAATAATATTTATTGAGGCAAATAACCATCCTGCAAAATAACCCACATTAATCAACCCATCATTGCCTAGAGTGAGTCCAAAATAAAACGAGCTGGCAATAACACAATCTATGAATATTACAAATAGTCTAGCCATTAGCGTAAACACTCCGCTCTAATGTAATCCTGCAAATACAAAATCTGCTGTTCGTTCTCGACTATCATTTCTCTGAGACGTAGATAATCTTGTTCAACTGCCTTGTTAAGTCGTGCGGTGGTTTCATTGCTTCCGCTTTCGGTGGAATTTTTGGTGACTGTTGGACACTCGGCTTTGATGTACACCCGCTTATTGCCAGAGCTAACAGCATCACGAAGAGTGTTGATTTCATTCTTTGCACTTGCTAACTCCCGAGTGTATTTAATATCGAGTTGATTTAATCGAGTGATGCGGGCTTGGTAGTCTTTGTTTATTTCGACTTGCTGTGATAATTGAGTGGTTGCTGTGTTGTAATCTTTGCTTAATTTGTCGTAATCATCTATTACCCACCAAAGCCAGAATGCAGATATTGCCAGTAGCCCAGCTAATACCTTAGTTAGCGTGTTCATATCACTTAACGCCATTGTGCTCTAACGAGTAGTGATTACCGTCATTGAAACGACCGCCCCACGTACCGCCGATAGATTCCCAGTATTCGCCAAGCAATTTATGATCACTTGATGCTGTTAGATATTTACCGTCTTTAAATAGGTTGAAATCCACAGCTAGGCGTTGTGTGTGTAAGCTGTTTTTAATACCAGCACCTGATTTGGCATTTAACTGTGCTTGCTCAGGAGTTCGGTATGCTTCTGAAAACGTCAGCTCATAGCCGTTGTCGTAGGCAAAGATAATTAAGTCCGCAATCATGCGAGTGAACTTTCGTTGCTTCTCACCGAGTGTCATTTTTACTAACCCCTCTAAATATTTGCATCACATTCCCACGACTAAGAATTATTAGCGCGCATAGCGTGATATTGATTCCGACTTCAAATGGATCTGCATGGGCGTAGTCATTCGTTAATATGCGTAGTGGGATAGAACCCAGCATAACAATGAGAACCCATGCTATAAGTGACGGAAAGAATTTGTATTTAGCGCCATTACGCTCATAGTTAACAAGACGAATAACAGCGAATAAGCATGAGAAAAAATTGACGTAAATCCAAAACATTGAGATGGTCATCTTCCACCTCCTCTGAATTTATCTATCAGGTTGTTAATAACGTTGTTGATACTGTCTGTGAGCGCACCGGGTTTAGATATCGTTACTAACACACCAACCAAACCAGCCGATGAGAACATAGCACCAACAGAGCGATCGACTTCTCTATCTCCGACAATGCCACTCAGTAGTGATGACATGAAATCAGCGCCTAATATCCCGATCGCAAATGCAACTGTGAAATACGCCCATCGTTTTAACAGCCGGATATCATGAGCAGACAATACAAATATCACCGCCCCTGCGAACGCACCGATAACAACGCCTGCGTCCATACCTGAATAGAGACCTACAATAGAGACACCCGCTAACGAGGCGGTTGCTGTGCCTGTTAACGGCTCTTGCATATATGTAGTCCTGATTAGTTAATAGAACGCCGACTCACAGCTCGTGTGTGAACGTGAGGTGTTGTGATTGATTCTGTGGTCGGCATGTTTGGTGCACCTAGAACGGATTCGAACCGATAACCAAGCAATTATGAGTTGCCTGCTCTACCGTTGAGCTACTGGTGCATATACGAAAAAAGACCGCCTAAGCGATCTTCAAAATAGGTTGTTCGGAATAACCGAATATGTGAACTATCCGGAAATTCCGGATGGTTGGATTACCACAATGCAAATAAGCACTCTGGATAAATATCAAAAACTTATTCCCTCGAATTCGGGGAATTAAAATAGAAAGCCCCAAGTGTATCGCAAACCAGATTCCTCCGCTCTGCGTAGGGACTATGAGGGGCACTGTTACTATTTAGATGGACGTAGCATGACTATCACAGATAGGATAGACAGTTATGGCTACGCCTCTGTTATTACTCATCCGCAATGTCGGCATTTCTGCTAATGATAGTTTCCCGTCACGATTAATTGCGATTTACTGAGGAATTTATACAACAAGACCCCGCCTAAGCGAGGTCTTGAATTCTTTTAACGTTAACGAAATGGCAATAACCCATCGTTAGAACAATATTTACACAGAAAAGTGTAAAAGTCAATTCATTCGTTAGAAGTATTCGTTTTTAATTTGTTACCTTTTTTAGTATGTAATCTGCGTTACTTTCTCCTTTTTCACACTCAACCGCCAATGACTCATAAAATTTACTAACTGAACGCTTCCATTGATCAATCGTAATCCCTGAATGAGACACAGCCTGAAAAGCCTTTGATGCAGGTATTCGTTCGTAGCCACGGCCAGAACAACGCTTACAAGGCATACTGACAGCTTCACCGGTTAACCTTAGCGTTTCTTTGTCTATTGCCATACCACGCCCTTTACAGTCATTGCACGCACAAGAAACATAACCTTTACCGTTACACTTATCACAAGCGCATGACTCGGTGTCATCAATAATGCGAACTTCCTTACCAAAGACTTTTTTAACCTTAACCGCCTTTACCTTAAAACCTGTTCCATTGCACTTTACGCACTCAGTAACACTCGATGCTGATCTGCAATAATCTGCATAAGCGAATTTTGCGAGTATTTGCATTACCTTTCGCTTAACATTCATATCTAGCTTGCGTAAGGCTGGAACCTTGTCGCAATGATTCAATGCATGCCGAGTTAAAAGTTGTATCGCTTTGTCTCTGTCATTTCGGCTTATTCCCATCTTCCCCAAGAATGCTGAATAGCCGAATGACTCTTTACTCTGACACATACCGAAAGCACCCATGACATCAGTGCCGGTTAATCTATCTGGCGATGTTGAGCTAGGCGCATCTGATATTGATGTGGTTTTAGCGAAGTGATATTTGACAGCGCTTTCTAGATTCATCTCGCCTCCGGTAATACTGTGTGATATCTATCGCAACCTACTGAATACATGATCGGTAGGCTTGCTCTTCTAGCCCACCCCGTTTCTACAACCTCCATGAAGCCATGCTTTTTCTGAACTATAGATAAGTAACGCTTAGGCTTATTCCCTGTGCGCTCTGTTAATGCCCTAAACCTGCATTCTTCAATAGCTGCGATTAAGTCAGTAAACATTAAGCCACCTCCGAATATTGATCCTTTCGCCTTTTCTCATACCAACGGGCCCTACGAGTGAATATTGATTTCATTCGCTTGAGATATTCGATGTCGAATTTACGGACCGTGTTATCGTGCTCTAAACGAGTTACTCGCTCTTCGCCGATTTTATTGATGAGATTAATGCGGTATGGGATGAGATTACCTGACAGGTCCCTATTGCAGTGAACACAGCCAGCATGAATATTGAGTAAATTAAATCTTAAATGACTTGCTGAACCTCTAGACCTGTAATGACTAGCATCTACGGACCCACCTCTTACCCCATAATTTAAGGCTCTACCACAAGCAATGCAGGGTTGACCGTAGTCTCGCCAAAAGATGTATTTATTTACTGCCGCTTGGGCCTCTTTGTTCCAGTCTGATTTTGTCTTTAACTTTTCCTTTCGGATCCGCAATAACTTCCTTTCCTCAGATAAACGTTTTTTACGGTCCTTTTCTTCGGTCCGTTTAATCTCATTTGAGGCGAATTTTATTGCACAAGACGTGGAACAAACTTTTTGGGTAGATAGGTAGGGAGTGAATTCTTTGTTGCAGACTTTACAGGTTTTGAGCTTCGGCTTTTTAGCCTTAGCCATACATCACCCCAAAATAACTCCAAGAATTAACATGGCGATAAACCATATTGCGACAAATTTTCCGTAGCGTAATAAATTGGCATTAAGCATTGGTTCAAACTCCTTTTGTGGTTTCTTGGGATATTTATGTTTGTGTTTATATTTACTACGATACCTCGGCATCTCCCTCTCCTTTGATCTTATCCATCACTTCCAAATGAGCGTATTCATCAGCACACTGGGCACATACGTAAATTTCATCATCTGTTAGTTGTCTATTGCATGATAGGCAGTTCATTGAACAACTCCCTTCGGTATTCCCTCATATATTTCATGCAAGTGACCACGAATTTGTAACCTACGAAGGGCACTATACATGTGATCACACTCGGCCTGTTTGTTTGCATTAAATGGTTTTCTGTCATACCAGTATGCATTTGGAGGCCAGCCATGAACCTTGAAAACTCTTTTTCCTTTCACGTGCAAAAGCCCCCACCCATCAGGTAAGTCTTCTGGTTTAATGATATCTGGAGGTGATATGAAGAATCGCCAATCACCCATACCCCTATCTGGATCTACTCGAAAATGTTTTTTCTTATCAGCAAGGAAATCTGAACGACTCACTTTCGCTTCTAATAAACAACTAACCCCACATCTAAACCCAATTGCATCTGGTTGCTCGCCAGTTCCATTGCTAGACTGAAACCTGTCACCAAAGGCAACCTTGAATCCATTACTTTGCAGAAATTTGACAGCTATTTCACACAGGTCATCATGAGTTAACTCACTCACACTCTCACCCCGCTCAATAAAGAATCAAACTTCATCAACATCTGATTACCCATGCCTGAGACATTGGCCTTATCAACAAACTTAATTCCGCACTTTGGCTTTGTTGGTACCTTAGGTTTCTTGACTGGCACTAACTTTGGCTTAATAGGCATATTCTCTAAGCATTCACGCTCATATTGCTGGCGCAACGTTGTAATTGAGTCAGATTTAACTTTGTAAATATTGAACATCCTGGAGTATTCATTTCTCCTTTTTCCAGTAATAGTCAGACATCCCATATCATGTAATTTACTTAGAATTCTTCCTGCATCATTTAGTCGAATACCCAACTCCAAGGCCACATGTTTGTATGTGAATTCGCTGTAATTTCGACCTATAACTATCGCCTTAGCGTAAGTTTTATATTGTTCTTCAGTCATAATCACTTCCTGTTTAAGTTGTTGCGGTTAATGTGCTCACGGCGACTTTCTTCTAAACGCTCTACCTCTTTTTGCGCTCGATTCAATTTTTTATCGAGGCGCTCCAGCTCAACCACTGCCTCTAGCCACCTACGCTTTTCACTTTCACTTTTAAATTCAGGAGGTAGAAAACCTCTTTTCACAAACTTCTTTTTAGTCATTTCCAACTCAAGACTAACGACTTCATCTTCAAAGGTTTTCTGGCTTTCTGTTTGCAAGCATTGAGGAATGACTTCCATCCACTTTTTCATGTTCTCTAGTGCGTTATTTCTCTTAGCCATTACTTCCAGCCTCCAACTCAATAGCCCGTTTTGCAGATGCCAGCACTTCACATAAATCTTGCTCTTTGTCTTTATGTCCTCTCAATCCAGCGCAGAGAGCTTTTTTAATTAAATGCTGTAATGCTGGGTTAGTGACTTCAAAGGCTTTTAAAACGTCATACACATCGATTGTTATGCCTTTACATGGTCTGTCGTATTTACTCATTTTGTTTCCTTTTTAATTCCATATATTGAGAGTTATCAGGTATCGTCACGAAACAATTTATACCTACCGCCCAGCGTTCAACCTGCTCCATGAAGTGGAACATTTCACCTGTATCAAGTTTTGATGTTTTTCGAAGTGTCCTTACGCGCTCTGTAAGCTGTGTAGTAACGTCAACCATATCGACCACCTCGTAACCTAGGAATGTATGCTTAAGCATCTCCTTAACGGTTTCTGGTGTGTAATTGGCGTTGTTCTTACATAGGTATTTACTTATCTCTGTGCACCACAAATGAAAAGTGGAATTCTGAGATAATGAGCGCTTGTTTTTCCAAGGCTTGATGATGATTCGGTGTGGTTGGTTTGTTGCTAGAACTTCTTTGAGGTGTTGCCATGCGGTATTTTTGGTTGATTCGTGGAAGAGAAAATCCGCTTCCAAGTTAGCCTCCTATTCAATTTTTTAGAAACACGTTGTTGAATAAGAAAAAACAAATATAAGCCATAGATATTAACCAGAGAATAATTGCTACTGCTGATATGGCTTTCATTACGATAACAAACCATCCAGCATCACTATCGAGATATCTCAGTATAAAAAATGCAAAAATAAATCCTAATCCGCAAAATAGGTTCATGCTAATTTTATACATCAATGTTATTGAATCACTCACTGTTAGCTCTCCAATATGATAAAACCCTGACACCAACACTTAGGGCACATTGAGTTTTTGAATTCAGGCGGATGCAGTCTTTCACTTTTGAGATGGATATGACCACACCCTACACATTTAATTTTCACTGTTAGCTCTCCTGTTCCAACCTAATGGCTTCCACTTCTGCAAGCGTCAGACTATCGACTGAATATGGATTGTTGAAATAAACCGTCGCCTCTTTGAGTGCCGTAGGAAAACCAGCTACTAGCGTCCCAATAACAACAATCGGGATAAATAAAATAACTAATAACCACTTGTCCATGTAGCACTCTAGCGAGTTCCATTCATCCACTTTTGAATGTTGATAAAATGACAATTTACGAGTTGGGAATAGCTTATTGTGAACTTTACGTTTTATCTTCATCATTCACCCTCTGGCATAGGTGGTGAGCACCACTCAGTTACATTGCTCAATATTCTACTTTTCCCGTTTCGACTAAAGTGAATAAAAGTTGGCTTTTCCTGCTCATCGTAGATAAATATAGCTCTAGCATTTGCACCATTGTTTTTAGTCAAAACTACTGCGTAATCGTTAGGCAATCTCTCGCTCACCTTAACCCAATTAGTTCCCTGCATTAGATGCCTCCTTTGATATCAATATTTTTCATACAAAATTTAAACAACCACCTGAATAGACATGTCATCACTAACGCCTGAATAATCACTATTGGTAATGAACCTAGATAAGCATGAAGATTAAACTCACCTAACCTATTAACCGTGATTAAAACCGATAACGAACCCCAAGCAATGAGTTGAAATAGAAATGTAAGAATGTTGCTACTAAATATCCTGACAAGCATTTTCTGATGCCATTTCATCTAAAAATCCTCACGATTCCCACTCATAGCCGACTTTAATTGCCTTGGCTTGCTCAAGAGTATTTGTCATCACTTTTGTGTTTGAAATATCACCCCAGCAATCACACTCAACTGGCGTTAGGTAATATTCATTTTCTGTTCCATCATCTGATTTGTAAGTGTGACGAACCGGATCACCTAAAACCTTGGTGACGGTATGTGTTAGTAAGTTCATCTAAAAACCCTCTTGCTTATCACACTGGCACCCAGTGTTATCAATACCCCAAGGGAATAAAGTGTCTAACTCAGTAAACCAACTTTTACATTTGTCACAGTAAAACACTTCCCACGGCATTCCGTACTCAAGAAGCCATTCAGTAACTTGTGGGGTGATTTGTATTGGCGGGATGCAAGAAACATCGAAGTTTTTAATTTCCAGTTCTCGCTGCAGTGATTCGATTTCTAATCGTTGGTTTGATATTTTTTGTCTTGAGATAATTCTGTCTGTTTTCAGCTCTCTATTTTCCTCTGTGAGCCGTTTACATTTTTCAAATAAACTTTCTGTGTTCATTCATCTAAAAATCCTCTTGCGTGTTAATCTTCACTCTGCGTCATTTTTACTAACTTCATTAGTGATCTCTTGCATAGGCACACCTGAAAAACACCTTTAAATCCATGCATGCAAACCGCATACGCTTTAGTCGTTGATAATTGATGCTGTGGGTGATTTATATAGCTAATAGCCCACTTAGCTTGTTCTGATTCAGGGATATCATCAGGACGTAAACGTCTAACGTAAGGTTTACCAAATCTGTGTTTGATCATTTTTAAATTCCTTTTAGCTATCTGAAGCCGTGCTTTTGCTTCAAATTGGCGATTATTGATAGTGATTTATTGCGGCTTGTTGGTGTGATCTTGTGTTCGACTTGAAGCGCTGGCGCTGGAATAGTTTCACCTGATTTGATTCTTGCAGTCATGGCTCTTAACTCTTTGGCGCAAAGCTTCTTAACCTCACTATCCGTTAGGCTTTTACTTCGCATATCAGAGTAAATTTTGGTAACCATCCAGTAGCAAGCGTTTGAGGGCCATTTCATTTCACGCCAGCCACGCATTTTGCAGTATTCTCGATAAAGTTCGTAAAGCTGTTCCTCGTCAGGCAAACCAAGAGCTACGTAATCTTCTTCCTTGCACCACTTGATAAATTGACCAACAGCAGGCCAGAAAGGTTTATCACTTGCTCTTGCATGTCGCATACCGTTTTGAAGTTGCTCTCTGGTAGTAATTCCATTTTCTGCAAAGGCGGCGATCCATTGTCGTTTTGCAGTAAGTTCCTCTGACTCGTTTTTGAAAATGGTGTTTACTGAGGCTGGAAATATTTGTTTCAGATTTCGGAATAATACATCGACTAGTTGCTCAGCATGATTATTTACAACTTTTTGCGGGGTGCTACTCTGGGCCATTCTAGCCAATGCGCCTGCATCACGATTAGCGATTGCAGCAACCAGATTAGTCTTCATATAAAATCATTCTCCCATGCTTCACGAGTATTCCAGCTCTGTGCTGGTTCAGGCTCAACCTGTCGCTTACCTCGATTGGGTTGTTGGCTCTGTATGGTCAATGTGTCCCATTTCTCACGTAGTTTTGCGGGAGATAACACGTTGCTACACCAGAACGAGTCACGATTAGCCCATTTAAACATTTTGCAAATATCTTGGTGTGTATGTCCGTCTAGTTGTCTCATCAGGCGAACATCGTTAGCCCATGTTGACCAGTTAGGCTCTTTAGTCGATGGGCTAACTATCAATACTTGCGAGTAAATCCATTGAGCAGCTTTCAGGTCATCAGCATTACCCCACTTGTTACCTTTGGGTGAGCTAACAACCGCATCAGGCTTAACGGCTAAAACTTTTTGAGATGGTCTGTCAGAGGATTCGTTAGAATTCTCGGACGAAGAGTTATTAATATTATTATCTTTGGTAAGACTGTCTTTGGTGTTGGGTGATATCTCCAAACTTAAAGTGTCAAAACGCCCAACATTATGGGAGGTCTTACCCGTCTTTTTGGGAGTTTTACTAGCTGCTGTTTTTTGTCTATTTAGAACCCAATCATTGAGGTTTTTATTGACACTAACAATTTTAAAACCTCCTGATTTTCTTAAATTTATTATTCGTCTATTAGCTAGCTTATTTAGCGCCTTGTTGATATCTGAATCATCAAGCTCTGTCATTTCTGCTAGGTATGTGTTCGTTACCTTATCTTCTGATTTATTCCATCCGAACGTACACATAATTACGGCATCAAACACTTGGTGCTCATGTCCAGACATTTTTAACTTAGGCTTTAAATTTCCTATGCTTGTAGCTAGACGAAAATAACCTTCATCAAGGCTAGCCACATTGCCCTCCGACTTATCAGGGATAATAGTCTTGTTAACAAAATCAACATGTTTCAAGTTAGATTTCATCGGATCCCTCCGGTAATAAAACGGTAAAAGAGTTATTATTAAAAACGACTGCTCCGCCATCTTTTGTTAAATGACGAACAAATTCAGCTCCAAACAAGGCTAACCGTGATAGACATTCTCTTTCGCTACCAAAGTAAGTTATTCCGCATATTTCCATTATTTCTGCATCTGGAATTTTTCCGAATGATTCAAAAGAAATAAGGTTGTAGCGATCCACCAAATCATTGACCTTTACAGCACTTCCGTCAGGAATAACCCTTTCACATACAGATAAAATCTTTTCCAACGGGCATTTAAAAAACTCCCTTCCAGCATTCACTCTGTATCTAGCTAATTCACGATGAATAGCAGACTCATCCCTTGTGGGATTTTCGGAGATAAATGCCTTTACGATTTCAAACTTTTCAGGAACCCCTGATGAAGAAGATAACTCGCTAGCCCTCTTCTTCGGACTTGTTGTGGTCAGCCCAACTTTGTAAATATCAGGCATGGAGTCGTTTCTTAGAACATAAACCCATCCATTTGGTGAATACTCTTCTGGAAACTCCATAGATTCCGTAGTTGGCACCTCTTGAAGCCACTTTTCTATTTGTGTCATAATTACTCCATTAATTAGCTGTATCAGCAAAAGGAAAGCTCAAAATAAGCTTCCCTTTAATACTGGTTATTGATACAGTGTATTTGTTAGTCTAAATGGTTAAGTCCATTTGTTGAGAAGCCTCACCATTCGCAGTGGTTGAGGTTTTTCTTTTTGGTGCTTTGACATGTTCAAGCATTTGGATTAACGCTCTAGCCTCATCACCTTGCAATATCACTGTGTCATCTGGTGTCTCATACCCAATAGCAACTAAAAGCCTTGCACAACGTTGTATGAAGCTTAATTGCGTTTTAGATTGTTGAGATTGCCAGCGAGATATTTGTGATTCGTGAATACCCGTTCTTTTCGCTACTTCTCTAGCGCCAGTAACAAGTATCCCTTTCATGATTTTTGATTCGATTTCTCGAAATTTGCGTTCGTTTGATAGTTCCATTTGTTAAATTCCTTCTTAGATTACTTCCCATATTGGGAACAGCAGTAATGATCCGTGGCTCATTCCATATGAGCGGATTGTTTGCTCTGAGAATTTACTCTGAGCGGTCTAGCGATGTTAAAGAGCTGGTGATACTTATTTACCTGATGGGAACGGTTTAACTTCTTCAGCTTCAACTGTTCCATCTTGTTTTCTGATAACGAAAATATTTCGTTTTTTTAAAATTGCTTTACTTATCGCACTTTGCCTAACACCTAACAATTCAGCCGTTTTGTGTTGTCCTAGCTCAGTAGCAAATTTAGTTAATGGGACTCTTTCCATAGTTTCTCCTTTTTTAATTATTATCACCGCAAGTGATAAAATAGTCAACACCTGCGGTGATTGGTAAATATTCCATTTGGTAATAAAATTGCAGTATGAAAAAGAAACCGATCACAGAAGAACAAAAAGCTGATGCTCTTCGCCTGAAAAATATCTTTGAGGCAAAAAAGAAAGAGCTTGGCTTATCACAAGAAACCCTAGGCGATTCAATCGGCATGGGGCAGAGCGCTGTTGCTCAGTTATTGAATGGAGTAAACGCTCTAAACATAGAAAACGCGGCAAAGTTAGCTGAGGCGTTACAAGTTACCGTTGATGAATTTAGCCCATCCCTAGCTAAAGAAATTAGAGGCATGTTTAAGGCTGTCAGCCCATTAAAAACACCAAGCATGGATGAGAAATATCAATACCCTCTATTCACTAAGGTACAGGCTGGCGCTTTCTCAACAGAATTTAACTCATACACTCAGAAAGATGCGGTGTCGTGGATACCGACAGCTAAGAAAGCCAGTGAGCGCGCTTTTTGGTTAGAGGTTGAAGGTCAATCAATGACAGCACCACCAGGAGGTAAGCCAAGTTTTCCAGAAGGAATGCTTATCTTGGTTGATCCTGAGGAAGAGGTGGAGTTCGGTGACTTCTGCGTTGCTCGTTTGCTAAATGATGAGTTCACATTCAAACGATTGATTAGAGAGGGTGGGGTTGAGTATCTAGAGCCATTAAACCCACGCTATGACCTGATCCCTATTAACGGTAACTGCACAATCATAGGCAAGGTAATCAAGTCACAATGGCCTGACGACACGTTTTAGGGTGTGGTATCTAAGTTTGATATAAAATAATTTAAAAAGTTGTTGACATAGGGTTGGCAACTGGAATAGTCTAAGGACGTCAAGCCCAGCCCCGTTCGTAGACAATAGTTAATATCTACATAACGGCTCTGGGCATTTTTTATTTCAATATGAAAAAGACAGCTATTCTTATTGATGCGGGATTCTTTATCTCCCGAGTTAGCGCTGTAAAGCGAAAGCATTTTAAAGATCATGATTTAAATGCATCTCATCTAATGAAATTAATATGGGGACTTGTTCAGTATCACTTGAACAAAAGACATGGCTCTCATGAGCATAGAGCTCCATTGGAATTATACCGAATTTACTTCTACGATTGCCCACCTCTTGATATACAAACAAGGTACCCTTTGCCAGCAGAAAAAGGGCACACATCACCACCAAGGAAAAATTTTAAACTAGAGCCATCTTATATTCTAAGAACAGAACTTCATGAAGAATTAAGGAAGAGTAGAAAAACAGCTCTCAGGATGGGAACACTAGTTGATAGTAAACGTTGGCAAATAAATGAACACACACTCAAAGATCTTCTTGCCGGCAGAAAAAAATGGGAACAACTAACCAATGATGATTTTCATTACGATATAAAACAAAAAGCTGTAGACATTAAGCTAGGCATGGATATAACTATGCTTGCATATGAAAAATTAGTGGATGTAATGGTTCTGGTAGCTGGTGACTCAGATTTCGTTCCAGCAGCTAAACACGCAAGAACAAAAGGAATAGACTTCATCTTAGACCCATTAAGGCAAGACGTATCACCAACTTTATCTGAACATATAGATGGAATCCAATCTTATGGTTTAATATCTGCAATTGCAGATATACTACAAGTAACTCCAGACCCTGTACCAGATTGGTGGGAAGAGAAAGTAGCCAGATCAGAGGCTAGGAAAAAAACACGTCAGCGTAGAACAAGACCTAAAAGAAGATAATCACAGCCCTCCCCCGCGAGGGCTTTTTTGTACCCTACCCCCTCCAAAGAAGTGATCTGCATTCCAATCTGAGATTTTTTTTGAAAATAAATTACCTGAAAATACAATAAATTAACACCGCCAGTTATATTATTATCACCTGCGGTGTTGACTTATAAATCACCGCTGGTTATATTTGTCACATCGAAGGCAAGGAGCCATAGATAAACAGGATGTTCGCTCTTTTACAATTAGGAACGCTCAGAATAAATTTTCAGAGCAACCACTGAGTGGTTTTTGGGATTGGTGAATGCTAAGGCTGATTGGCAGGTTTAAAAGCTAACAGTTTCCGCAAGCGAGCGATACCAGCTAAGTAGTGTCATATGCCTTCGGGTACTGGATCGTAATAACTGATATTGAGGGAGGCGAAAGCTGTTTACCTCGGCATGGCTTGCAAGTAGGAGATCAGCACCTACCACCAATCACCAAAGATCACTTAGGAGGCAAATATGGCAACAATAATTTTTAAAGAGAACTCAAAAATTCGCAGACGCAGAAAGCAAGGTGAGTTTTTGGCTCGAAAGATAGCTATGAGAAGTCGCTCAGTGGAAGAAATTTGGGATTCGATATTTGGCGTTGAGAAGAAAGAACGCCCTGCTCTCTCTCTCAAACCAACAAAGCATTATCCAAGTGGAGATAACTGTTGCTTACCTAATGTAGCAGTATTTTCAGGGGTTAAAACAAAACAGCCGAGCAGTGAGTTCGGGGTGACGGCGAGGGGGTAGATATGAGCAAGCGACTTCAAATATTAAAGGCGTCGTTAGCAAAGAAAGAAGCGCTATTTAACGAGCGCTTACAGAATCACTTCGACACAGTAAAGCAAGCTAATGGGCAACCACTGAACGATAAGCGCAACGGACGCGCAACGCTTAACAAGTGGGAAAAGCAAAGTGAAGCACTAAGAAATATTGAGTTAAGCATTCAGATAACAAAAGACGCTATAGAGCGAGAAGAAAATAAAGTTTCCATGGCTGAATCGGTCGATTTACCCCCATACATTTCTAACGCAATTAAAGATGGCCTGATAACTCAGTGGAGAAAATTCCCTAGGTTCTTTTTTGTTAATGGGGTGAGCGGTGGGCGGATTGTACTTGATGAGAAAACAGGCACTATAGCTCATCGGTATTTAAATAAAGTATCAAAAGAAGAATATCCGATATTCCGCGACGTATTTAACGAGTTAAATCAAAAGGCACGCGAACATTTATCTGCCAGTTAACTAATTACAGTCCATTCTGTGGGCTGTGGTGAGTTGATTAATAGATAGGAGATAGAGATATGTTTCGCATAGACAGAAAAAACAACATTAGAGTATGCGAGGGGTTCTCAGTGTGGGGGTACAAGTGGAAAATAGATGATTGTTTTGCCGATACTGAATCTTTCCATATAGTTCAAAATGACATAGATAAGGAGATTGTTTCTGTAAACATATCTATTGCTGGATTAGATGGTTGTCACATGATTATGGCCTCACATGACACTTTAAATATTACATCTAAACTACTAAATAAACTAAAGAAGATTGTTGATGACAACCCAGAAACAAAAACAAAAGAGCTCGAGTGCATTATAAAAAATGCCGAATGGGTAGTAGGTGTTATTAATAATTCTTTTGGGAGTAATTAACTATGGAAAACAATAAGTATGTCAAACGTAACTGGCATATTGAAATCAGCGATGAAAATTTCGAGATAGTAAACAGTAATGGAAAATTAGTATGCACCCTACTTGATCATAAAGATGTATTTAGAAATGCAATTTTAGTTTCCAACAGCCCATTTTTACTAAATTCATTAGTAGATATTTTTTTGGAACTTAGAAGGCTTAATAAAATTGACGGGTTGAATGGTCTTAAGGGAAATACGGTGTGGGATGATAATAGTGATGACCTTGCATTCGCCAGAGATTTGATTGAATTTTGTCACGTTAAAATTCCAACAGAAAATTAGTTAATAACGGAGGGAGTATGACATGCCAATGTTCAAAGTGGCTTGTAAATGGAATGGCGAGCCTTGGGAAAAGGATATTGAAGCAGAAGATGAAGGTGATTGCGCAGAGCATATTTATTTATGGGCTGTAATTGGAGCAAAAGCCAATATCACGGAATTAGATATCAAAAAAATACCTCAGCAGTAACCCACCGCACCAACACCAGATAACCACCCTATCGCTATCGCAAGATTAGCGCAGATTTCGCACATCCAGAGGTAAGCATGAATATTGATAAATACAAACTTTGTTTAGCTCAATCGCAAGCTGGAATTGCACATTATCTCAAGGATGAGAACGGATGGCGCGAAGCAAACGAAACATTAAAAAAGGCATACGGAGTACAGCATGAACGCAAAGCAGAAACACGCAAAACATCAGATATTCGCACTATTGCGAGAGTCTAAAATGACAAATGAGCAAATCGACGACTTAGTTTTTCAATGGAAAATGAAAGTATCGATGGAGCGTACAAACCTCATTCAGCATGAAATAAACACACGCAAGGAGCGCGCGTTTATCTAAGGAGGCTCTATGTTAACGAATACATACGGACTCAGAAACGACTGGTACGAACGCCAAATGAAACGAGAAGCGTTTGTTAATTCTCAGGAAGAGAAAATATCAGTTGATGAGGTTATGGATAGCCTACCAGAAGAACTGTTATGTATGGATTTAGCAAGGAAGTTAAATCCTGTATTTGAAGTTAGCCCCCAAGCGCTGGATGCGGTTTTAGACGGAATTAGAACAGCGATACAGATTGGGATAGATAAAGAGGTTTTAGGGTGAAAGATGGTATCTATTACAACATTTCAAATGAGGACTATCACAAGGATGAAGCGATAGGTTCAACATCAGTCAAGGCCATCAGTGTTAGCCCAGCAAACCTTTATTTTAATCCGTTTAAAGGAAGTAAATCAGCGCAAATTGGAACAGCAATTCATGCGGCACTGCTAGAACCTGATGTATTTGAAAGGGATTTTATACTAAGGCCAGATATTACAGATAGAAGAACAAAGGAGTATGTATCACTAAAACAAGTCTACCATCCAGACAATATTTTTATAAACGGAGAGGTGGAAACAATAACAAGGATGGTTGAGTCGGCAAGGATGAATACCGACTTTATGGACTACATGGAAACAAAAGGGAATTCAGAAGTATCGATGTTTGCTACATGTCCAATGACTGGATTAAGACTGAAATGCCGATTTGATAGGTTATCCGACTCTCTATCCTACCCGCTTGATGTAAAGAGTTGCATGGATGCAACAGAGCGAGGCTTTAGTCAGGCGTTTGGTAAATATCGATACCATATTCAAGCGGCCTTTTATCTGTACGTTTTAAAGCTAACTACAGGGATGGAGTTAGACCAGTTTTGCTTCTTTGCACTTCAAAATAAACCACCTTATACCAACTGTATGTATTTCATCGGCACGGAATCGCTGGAACTTGGCTATAAGCATATGCACGAAGCATTACGCAAAATTAAAGAATGCATTGATGACGAAGCGCTACGAACTGAAGGAATAGTTCTTCCACCGAGTGAAATCAATGTTCCCAATTACTTATTCGATGATGAATACTTAGATGATGAGGTATTTCTCTAATGGACTTATCACGCACAATCATCCCAAAGTCAGATCAGATTAACTTTGAAGATGTTCAAACCACACCAATTACAGCTGTTATTAAATCCGTTCGCGAAGGTACGAGAGATCAGCCTGTTTTTATCGACTTAGTAGGTTATGACGGCAGGCCATACAAACCATCTAAATCTATGCGAAGGGTTCTTATTGGTGGATGGGGGAATAACGGCCATGACTGGGTTGGAAAATCTTTAACGATAATTGGCGATCCATCAGTTAAATTTGGTGGCGTAGCTGTTGGCGGTATAAAAGTTTATGCAATGAGTGATATTGAATCTGATTTTTCAATGATGCTGTCTGTTTCAAGAGGTAAGCGCTCAGAGCATAGAGTTAAAAAACTACTGACAAACCAAATGATGCTTGCCGATTTCACATCAAAATTAAACGAGATGTCGCCAGAACATTTCGAAAAATCATATCAGTGGCTTAAAAATAAATTTTCAGGAGATGATGAAAATCTTGAGAAGCTAGAGGTTGTTTACAAGAGCCATAAATCAGATATGGAGAACACATAATGGCAAGTAAAGGCGTTAATAAAGTTATTCTCATTGGTCATTTGGGGCAGGATCCAGAAATCCGTTATATGCCATCAGGTGGCGCTGTTGCAAATCTCACATTGGCCACGTCGGAATCGTGGCGTGATAAACAAACCGGTGAGATGAAAGAAAAAACCGAGTGGCATCGGGTATGCATCTTTGGAAAATTAGCATAAATTGCAGGTGAATATCTGCGTAAAGGTTCACAGGTTTATATTGAAGGTCAATTACAAACACGTAAATGGCAAGACCAAAGCGGACAAGACCGATACACAACGGAAGTGGTAGTTAATATTGGTGGAACAATGCAGATGTTGGGCGGTAACGGTGTTAATCAGGTAGGAAGCCAGAAACCACAGAATCAAGGATGGGGGAAACCTCAGCAACCGCAAGCACAAAAACAAGCATCGAGTAATCAAGCGCCGCAAAGTGAGCCGCCTCAAGATTGGGATGACCAAGAAATACCCTTCTAACCACCCTACCCGTTTAACCAAAGGATATAACCATGAACACACCTGAGAAATTGCAGGATTTTATTTATTATTTAACTAAAGACGCCGCCCGAAATTCATTTGAAGAATGGCGGGAAGATATTGGAATTAGTTATGAACAATACGCCGAAATAAAAGAATGGTTCAAGCAATTTGATATTAAGCCATACGTTTAATTATAGGGCTCAGTGCAAGGATGCAAACAGGAGATAGATGTCTCCAGCAACTAAACAAAAGAGGATTCAATAATGGCGAATACCGCTAGATTAAGACTGGGCTTCTCACCTTTAACTAAAAAAATAAGCTTAGCAAAAATGAAAGTCGTCGGCGATGGTCTCTTGGTCAGAGTTGGTAACGATGAAAGAGATGTGACAAATGAAGCCGCACAAATGGTCTGGCAATTAGTAATTGCTGAAGGCGGGGAAATAAATTGGCATAGAGAAGATGGAAAGATCATGAAGCTAAAGGCTGAACTGATTGATGACGACAACTCGCAGGGATGCAATAAGAGGAATGAATATGAGTAAGCAGATGGTTTTAGTTGCAAGGGCAAACAAGGTTGGCTCTGACTCTGAATGTGGGCTGGGTATTACTGAGGACGAATGGGATAAATTAACCGAAGAAGAACAATCAGGATATATCAATACTGCAATTGATAATCTTGTTGATTGGTATGTGAAGACAGAGGGATAGGTGGAGTGATGGATAAATCAAGACAGCAATTTGAAGAGTTTATTAAGTTTCACATGGATGATGCAGAAACAAATAACAAATTAGAAACAGCAAATAACGGATTAAATTACGCTGACCAATATGTAGATTTAATGTGGATTAGCTGGCAAGCATCACGAGAGAGTTTAATTAATAATTTACCAGAAAGCATTAATTGCCCTACCGCACCAGAATTAATATGGCTACAAGCTGACCCCGAGCCAGAGGAGATAAATAAACCTGAATTTCCAGTTAATTTACGTAGTGACGATGTAACTTGGTGTGCAGATAGAATATATCCAACTGACACGCTATATATTCGTGCTGATTTAATTCAAAAGTAAATAACAATGCAAATAATCGGATATGTATTACTCATGCTAATACAGTGTTCTGCTGTACCTGTATCTGAGCAAATATACACACAGCAAGAATGCGAGAGCCGTGCAATGCAAATAATGCAGGTGCGGGATGTTGAAATAGTTTGTGGCAAGGTGTGGCGATGATATTCAAAATCGGCGATAAGGTCTCCCATGTATATTTTGGCAATGGTCGCGTTTCTGACTCTAACCATGAACATAAAAGGCTTTGCATAATATTTGATGGGGGATTAGTTGTTGTGTGCAGCATTTATAATTTGGAGTTAATCAATGAATAAATACACCGAACTATCTGACTTAGAAATTAACAAGCGCGTATTTGTTGCCGCGAAAATAGAACATGAAGACACAGACTTACATAGTAATAAAGTTTTCTATGGTGATGGAGCAAGATGGATTGAGTTCAACCCATGCAATAACCCTACTGACGCAATGCCGATTATTATTGAAAATAAAATAGGGTTATCACCAATGTACCATTCTAATAAATGGACGGCTGATTGCCTTGATTATGATTTCATCTCAGTAAATAAAAATCCACTACGCGCCGCTATGGAATTATTTCTATTAATGAAGGATGCAGAGAATGAAAAAGTATGACTTGATTCTCGCTGACCCACCTTGGTCTTACAATAACAAAGTTTCAAATGGCGCAGCAGATAATCATTACAACACCACCGATTTATATTCCATCTCCAGATTACCAATAGAAAAATACTCCTCTAAAAATTCCGTTCTGTTTATGTGGTACACAGGCAACTTTGCACTCGAAGCTATTAAATTAGCCGAAGCATGGGATTTCAAAGTTAAAAACATGTTCGGGTTCGCATGGGTTAAATTAAATAAAAATGCAGGAGATAGAATAAATAAAAAACCGCCAGAGGACTTTTTCGATTTCATGGAAATATTAAACAATGAGACAAAGATTAATTGCGGTAATTACACACGTCAAAATGTCGAAATGTGTTTAATAGCCACAAGAGGAAATGGATTACCTCGTCAATCTGCAAGTGTGAGACAGGTTATTTACTCGTGCTTAGGTGAACACAGCGAAAAACCAAAAGAGGTACATCATCGTTTAGAGGAATTATACGGAGACGTTCCTCGGCTCGAATTATTCGCTCGTGAGAAATACGGCAATTGGGATGTATATGGCGACCAAGCAGAAGAAAGCATTCAATTAATATAGGTAAATTATGGACATTATCGACTCAGCAAATGAAACAAACGAACTATATATTCAAGTGTCATTATCAAATCGCAAGGTAGCAATTAAATCATACAACGGAATGTGTATCTGGTGTCACGAAGAACCGGTCGCACCTAATAGCGCATACTGTAGTAAAGATTGTGGTGATGACCATGAGCAGTATAAACGGAAAAATGGATAGGAGAATGAAAATGACTAACTCGGATTTAATTGTAGAAAAAGATGTTTACGAATGGATCGGCGTTAAACGAACCGCACTGTGGCGTTTAAAGAAAGAATGTGGATTCCCTAAGCCAGTCCTGTCTCGACCAGCAAAATATAAAAAATCAGCGATACAGCAATGGATAGATAACGGTGGAATTAACCAGAAGCCAGCTTCTTAACATGCCAGAATATTTTATCTGCATACATCTCATAAGCGCTTCTCTGATCATCTATCCAATCATGTTTATTGTAAACAGCCATTACCCCGCCAAGCTCATGCCCCAGCATCTTTTCTGTCACATGGGGCATCACGCCTTCACTAGATAGGTTAGTCACAATAGAACGTCTAAAGTCATGTGTACGCCATTCAGGAATATCAATTGATTTTCTAAGCTTATTCATGAATTTATTAGCTGACGACCTATCTATCGATTTATCTATCTCCTGTCCGGCAAATAAAATCTCATTACCGTTATTTAGTAACCTTTCTATATATGGCTCAACCTGTTTGAATATTGGGCGCCTAATAATATTACCCATTTTTGAGTGCTCTCTTGGCGTTGTCCAGATCATATCTTCCATGTTGAATTCAGAGGCGTTTGCCAGTCTCATCTCAGAAAGACGAGAGCCATACAGCATTAGCATCTGATGAAGCAGTTTATTAGAAGTAACAATTTTACAGTTTTCCAAAGCAAGCCAAATTTTGGCGAGTTCTGTGTACGTAAGAACTCGATCGCCAATATCGGGCCTCTTGCCAATAGTTTTAGGGCTTAACTTAAGCACTTCACAAGATGAAATAAACTGACGACTAATACACCAGTTAATAACAGATCTGAGTTGCATCAAAAGCACCCTAGCCTTCTTTGGGTTTGTCTTTTCTTGTTTATCGAAAAATTTAACCCACGATGAAATGGGTACATCAGCAACAGGAGTATTTGAAAATTGTGTGTACATCGTGTTGTACACGATCGACTTATATAATGTCTTGGTGTTCGGTTTTAACTGTGACGCATATTTATCCCACCAGTAATCTAGGCAATCTTTTAATGACGCCTCAGTCTCACCTTTTGAAAAATATATTTTGGGGTCAATCCCTTTAGTGTACAATTCACGCATATCTCCAATAATGACCCTAGCCTCTTTTAGGGATATTGCTGGATAGTGGCCGACAGTCAACCTGACAGCCTTACCATTCCAGCGATATCTATATTGAAATGCTATTGTTCCGTTAGGGGATATGCGAGCGCTAAGGCCGTCACCATCAGTTAACTCCGGCTTACCTGAATATGGTTTATTAAAGAGGCTTCTTAGTTTGGTGTCGCTTAATGCCAT